TACGTGCATCTGGTTCTTGACTACTTGCTGAACTAACAGGAATACCCATAACAGGTACGCTATCACGTGCATGAATTGCCAAGTTGTTTAATACGCTACCTGCTTGATATGCACCATTCATGTTATACTCGGCATGTTCTTCAAACACATCTAATATAATGTCTGGATATAATTCTTTTGCTTCTTGAATGGTCATTGGATCATAGAAACCACAGAATGGTTGGTCACGCATTTCTGGTACTGTAGGGTCACAAATCCAATAGTGTTGTGCTATAGAATGAAACTTGATATTGATATTCCATCCTGTTAATTTATACTTTGCACTATAAATGGTATTGCGATTAATTGCATCATTTATAATTTGTTCTTGATTGTCTAAATGTATATTATGCAAATCTTCTTGGTCTTGATTCATTGACTCTAAGTCTGGTTCTTCTTCACTATTGGTCAATGTATTCATATGCGTATCAAGCATATCTTGTATATGACTTTGTTGTTCTTGACCTAACAATTGCTGTACTTCAGCCATTGTTTTTTGCATGTCAACTGTTACTTTTCTTTTGTTTTGACGAAACGCAGTTAATCCACTATCAGCGGCTTGTTGTTCAAATGCACGTAATTGGTCTAATGTACCTTGTGTTTCTACATAACGTACCATTGGTTCACGAATGGGCTTAATCATCATCATGCCATTCTTGTGCATGTTTGCATCCATTACCCAACGTTCTAACACAAAGTGTGGGTCATTCATTTCATTGATAACATGACTAACCATGTTTGTTGCTTGTCTTGCGGCTACTTCGTCATCTTCGTTATCGGGTACAAAGTCAAAATTTACTTCGCCATTGGGTATTAGTCCCTTAACAATAACAGCAGTTGCATAGTCAACAACAGGCTTAACTGATGGATGTATGTAGTCGATGCCATTAACTGGAGCAGTACTATCTGTAACTGCGAGGCACAAATAGTGATAATCACTAGCACGATTAACAGCATTTTTTGTTCCTAAATATCGTAAATAACTTGCCATTTTTATGTCTAGCAAGTTTTTCATTTTAACAAAGTTATGATTCATTTTGCGATTTTGATTGATATCACTCATCGCTATGTTTTTAATGTCTAACATGGTTGGGGGTTTACCTTAAGTATACTGTATTTAGTCTTTATTAATATTTAGAAATTCTTCGATTGTCATGATAGGCAATTGCCCATGCTGTTTTATACAATCTAGTTGTTTTTGCTTTAGTTTTGAATGTATAAAGTTACCACGTACTGTGTTGGGGCCTTCTGTTTTGAAATGATTGTCTTTTTTATACTCACGAATGTTTCTAGTACCATTACCATTGTCATATTCCCAATAGTCTAAAAATATAAATTCTGTGTTGTTTGGCTTGTTATCAACAACAGTAATTTTATTATCCATCCATTTTGTATCAACCAATATGTTACATCTAAAACCCAAATCAACACCCATAATTAATAGATATTCTAAGTTGTTGATATCATTGACTTTTCCAGTATAAGCAATATCAACATCACTTGCGCTATTAATATCATATATGCTTGAACCCAATATATTGCATTCTAAATTGCTAGATTTAATAATTGGTTCCATAGCAGTATACCACAAATGTATTGCTTTAATTGTGGGTTTATCCCACATTCTATAAGTTGATATTGGACCTCTTCTATAATACATGTTAACCTCCAGGATTATAAACTTGCTTTATTGCAGGTTTATTGTTATAATTTTTTTGAACATATCTGTCTCTATGACTTATCATTCGTTGTTGTGGTGTGCGATTGTCCCAAGGCTCTGCTAAACCATTCAAGCAACCAAGCAATGCATAACGACAACTATCAATGCAATCGTCAGGATCGCTAAAACGACCTTTCTCATCAACAAAGTAATTTCTTGCTTCGCTTAAAAATTGCACACAGTTTTCATTAACTACCAAACTACCAACTTCTAACATTTGACGCATTTGATTGATACCATATGCTTTGTGATTGGTAGTGCGACCTTCACTATCAGGTGGATTCATAATTGGCTTTTCATAAACATTTAATTCATAACTTTCAAACAACTCACGTATTGAACTGCTACTCATTGTATAACGACCTTTTGTACTTGCATCAGCAGGTAATACGATAGGTGTACCAAACACTTCTGGTCTTAACAAATGATTAATGTATTGTGTTGGTACTGCTTCTTCAACACCCTGCACAACAATTTGTTTATGCAAAAATGCAATCTTTTCATATGGTTCCCAATACATTAAACTGATAACAGTTTTATCATTGACCAATCCCAAATCCAATGCAATAATGCGATGTATGTTTTGCATGTTTGCAAAATCATAATCACCTGTTTTGTATGTGGGCCAATCACGTATTTGAAACACAGCACCTTTACCCATAACAGGTTTACCAGCAATACGTGCATCACGTTCATGTGGCAAATAATCACGTTCCAATTGTTTGCGTGTTTCCATTAATAAAAATGGTTGACCCCAGGGATCGTATTCAGGAACATCGTCCCAACTAACACGAATAAAATCGTAACCTTGTTCTTTGTTCCAAAATTTACTAACTAGTCCATTAAGACCTTTTAATGGCGTGAATGAACAAAGAACTTTACCTTGCGTTGTTGCGGTACGTGTGACAATTTCACTAAAGAAATCATCTGGTGGTTGTTCGTCAAAGACTGCGAGGTTAAGTTTGAAACCTTGTAACTGTCTGACTTCTTGCGTATAATTGGCAAATAGCAAATAACTATTACTACCGCTGATATGCTTAATCTCAACGCCAATGCAGTTGGCTCCATCATTTCGCATAGTATCAGTAACAATACAATCACGTGGTATAGCACCAGATCCAATATTTTCAGTAATTTTGACATCTTGAGTTCCTATCAATTCATTTTGTAATACCAATGCAACCTGACTCCAGCCCTCACCTGCTACCATGCAAGTGATTGCTTTGTCAAAGCGATAACCTTCCCACCAATCGGGATATTGACCTGTTAAATGCATGGCTGTTTCATAACAAGTACTAACTGTTTTACCAATACGATTAGCGGCAAGAATACCTCTGCGTTCGCTGTAACCTGTCTTAAAAAACTCTAACTGATGATTGAAAGGTCTAAAGTATTTTAATTGATGATACTTCATGTCTTCAGCCACAGTAATACTCAAGTCCATTAATTTATTTTTTAATGGACCTGGTATTGTTTTTAGAGCATCTATAGTAAGATTGTGTTTATCAACAGCCCAACGTAATGCTCTTGCCATAAGAACATCATTACCAAGCATAATTAACTTTGTAAATCTTTACGAATAAAGTAAATTGCTTCTACGGCTAAACTTAAATCTTTAAGTTCTTCTGGACTAAGTTTCCATGTTGTTTTGTCTTCAATAACAACATTATCACGTTTGTCTAATCCAAAATGTAATCTTTCGCATAACAAACGCAATATATGTTCTATTTGACCAGGAAACTTTTCAACAAACGCAACTCTGTGACTTGCATTAATTTTTTGCATAATTAATGTGTCACTTGTTTTTGCTTGTTCACGTGCTTGACGAATTACGCCATCAACTGAATCGTTCATGATAAGTCCCAGGGATTACTTGCGGCGCTGTTATCAATGCCACCAATATCTCTATCAATCCAAACGTCCCAATGTGTTGATTTGTTAACACGCATAGACTTCATTAATGTACGCAATCTACGACCAATTTGTGTTAATGTACCATCTTCACGTTGAATCAATTGTTCACCTGTACGTGGATTAACCCATTTGATAATTTCAGGACGCTCACGACCATATTTGTCAATTTTAACGCCATGTGGTACTTGATCCAATGGACCTAATATTTCATAACTAATCATGTTGTTTTTGTATTTTCTAAACACACCAACAACCTTTTTACCTCTTGCTCTGAAATCAGTATCAGGATGAGGAATAAAAGGACTTACAAAACTATTTTGTAATTCTGACTTTGGTGGTAATGAGGGGTCACGTGCTGGAATTGGTTTCAAGTCTTCAACTGGAACCATGTCTGCTTTGTCAAGATAGGGATTTTCGTTACCAACAAATTTCTCATCGATAGGTACGCCATTCAATGCGTCCATAGCAACTTGATATTTTAATTTGTTAGCACGACCTTTTAAGTTTAGAACAATGCCTGTTTCATCAAAAACAAAACGTTCTAATTCTTTTGCTGTAGGGAAGTCAGTCATTAAACCATCGATATCATATTCGTAATCAGGATCACGTGCATTGATAGGTTCTGGTTGAACTAATTTTGACTTTTTGGTAGTTTTGTTTGCAGGTATTTCTGCAGGAGCGTCATCACTCCAGGGATTTGTATTTTCTGTCATTTCTTTTCCTTTCAATAAAATACAATATGGAGTGACTTGTAATCACTCCATATATTCAATTAACCTTTTGTAATAGGTCTACGATTTTTCTTTGGCAATCTTGAACCATCTGCTGTTGGATTTCTACTAGGACCTGTATTGTCATGTAGACTTTCAACTGCTGGATCGTAATATGGTTTCATACCAACACCACGATTCTCAAGAGCAGCCATTACCATGTCTGCCAATTGACTTTTCTCACTATTGGTATCATTTTTCATCTCCATGAACTTATGACGTTTCTCTGGAGTGCCTTGATTTCCATTAGTGGGTCCACGCTTTTGGTTGATTGCTTTTTGCTGTGGGTTAGTAGTTTTCATCATAATTTAGATTAACCGTTAACTTCGAT